GTATTGTAATGATGGAAGCATGGGAATTGCAATCGAAAACGAATTACGCAGGCAAGGTTATAATGTAACATCGGGTGTAATCGACATGCCTGATTTACAACTTGAAATCAAAACTAGAAAAAGTTCCAGCGATGCGCCGCATACTGTAGGTACGATGACGCATGACGATATATTGAACACAAGTTGGAAAAATACTAGTTTCCGTCAAAAATTACAGAGTCAATTGAGAATTACGATTGATGATGAAACGGGTAAAGTATCTGATCAAAGTGTCGTGCATTTTCATGACGATCCGGACATTGACCATGAACTAGAGAGATCATATGAAGTTGCTAGGGCCATGCTCAAGGTACATCATGCGTTACATAATGACATACTAAAAAGTTATACTATTAAGGGAGAAGGAAGAATGGCATTTCTTGAATACAAGGAAGGAAATAGCTATGCATTCCGTATCAGTCATTTGGGAATGAAGCGTTTTATTAATATGGCTAACACAGCCCCTCAATTTAACTCTCTTTTCAGTTACAATTAATATTCCGATAAATACAACTATTAATCGGAATATAACATGGCCGCGGATCCACTATCAACACCAACTAATGCTAACTTACAGCAACTAAAAGATGCGATGTTCGACAACCTAAGATTACGCTTAGGTGGTGATATCATCGATCTAGAACTAGATCCGCAGCATTATGAAGCGGCATATGACTATGCTATAAAAGTATATCGCCAGAGAGCGCAAAACGCTACTCAGGAAAGTTATACATTGATGACAATCATTAAGAATATTGATACTTACACACTACCAAGTGAGTTTATCAACGTTCGTGCTATATTCCGTAGAACAGTTGGCTTAGAGACTGGTCCAAGTTCAACGTCATTTGACCCATTCAGTAGTGCTATTCTTAACACATATCTATTGAACTATAACTATACAGGTGGTATGGCTACATACGATTTCTATGCCGGCTATGTTGAATTGGCAGCACGTATGTTCGGTGGATATGTCACTTATACATTCAACCCTGTAACTAAGGTATTACGCACAGTACGTGATTTCAAGGGTACAGGAGAACGTGTATTGATTTGGGCAGATATCACACGTCCTGAGACTGAATTATTACAGGATCCGGGTGCTGGTATATGGCTAGCAGATTTTGTATTGGCACAACTAAAAATTATCATCGGTGAAGCCCGTGAGAAGTTCGGTACTATTGCAGGTCCAAGCGGAGGCACAACATTGAATGGTGCCGCAATGAAGTCTGAAGGTAAAGCAGACATGGAAAGATTGCTTGAGGATATCAAGCGTTACCAGGATTATAGTCAACCATTGACTTGGATACAGGGATAATTCTCATAGTCACATGCTGAAAATATACAATCCGGGCCGCCACTTTGCTGATCAATTACAGGGCTGCTATTATAAAAACTTCTTACAGTTTGACATAGAATCTAAGAATTTCATTCATACTACTGATATACATGAGGCTGATATCATAGCTGTCCAAGGTCATACCTTATTTGGCCAAGATCAAATATATGGAAAAGTAGAACATATACGCAGTTTGAATTTAAGACCTGAACAGAAGTTATTGATCATGCACATTTTTCATATTGATCATTGCTTTCCTGATAAGAGATATTTTTTATTTGCTAGAAAAATTCTACAACAAGAAATTCCTAATCAGTTCGCCATAGTGCATACAAACTTTGCACTGAACATGGAAATACAATATGACTTTCTATTCAATAGACAAAAGATATATTTCACCGACTACAATCGCATAGACTTAAAAGAAAGATTGTATGTCATGGGAGCAGACATTAAAAACTTCTCACTAGACACAATCAAAAAGCAGACTGATAGAAAGACTAATTCTATTCGTAAGTTTCTATGCCCCAATAGAATCTATCAGTTGTTCGATCATGAGCGTTTCAAATATAGACGCCAGCTGTTTGATTTTATAAAACAGTATCCCAACCAAGGTCACTACAGTGATTTTAGTACCGGGGAGGTTCTTGATGCAGAAAACCCATTAGTGCATAATTTTTTACCTAACGGTGGTTGGTATCCAGTAGCTGATCATTATTATCAGGGCACGTTCTTTAGCTTATATTGCGAGACCATACCCGGTAAAGCAAATGACGATTACCCATATAGATCCATCACAGAGAAAACATGGGATCCATTGATAAAGGGTCATTTTATACTGCCATTTGGTTATCAGGGAATCATAGATCATATTAAGAGTTATGGGTTCAAATTGCCTGATTGGATAGATTACTCATATGACTGCATTGAAGATAATGATATACGTTTTGATGCTTACATAGAATCAGCTAGAAAATTGATGGCTTTGGATATCAACGATCTTATGAAATTATATGAACGCGACCGTCATATATTAGTACACAATCGTAGTCTGTTCTGGGAACTACCATACGATTCACTTTACGATAAAGTGGTAAAGTTCTTTGCAGAGTATCATTGACAGTTGCTACAATAAAGCATATAATATTATTTTATAATAGGAATATATGCTAGTAGGAATCTCAGGATATATAGGTAGCGGGAAAGACACAGTAGCAGACTATCTCATCACTTTTAAGGGTTTTAAAAGAATGAGTTACGCAGGCCCATTGAAAGATGCAGTAGCAAGTATCTTTAATTGGGATCGTGAATTACTTGAGGGCTCCACAAAGTACAGCCGTGAATGGCGTGATACCGTAGACTCTTGGTGGGCAGAACGATTGGATATTAAGCACTTGACTCCCAGATGGGTGTTGCAACAGTGGGGAACTGAAGTAGGTCGCAGGGCGTTCCATGATGATATTTGGATCGCAAGTATCGAAAATCAATTACGAAACATTAAAGACAACGTAGTGATCAGTGATTGCAGGTTCCCTAATGAACTTAAGTCTATCAAGAATTCAGGTGGAATCACTATCAGAGTGACTAGGGGAGCTAATCCTGTGTGGCATGATTCAGCATTGCAAGTGTCTAAAGGATACTATTCTAATGGATATAAAGAAGCAATCAAGGTTCTTGAAGAACATAAAGTCCATGCTAGCGAATATAGCAGTGTGGGTTTAGATTTCGACTTTTACATCGAAAACAACGGTACTATTGACGAATTACACAAAAAGATAGACTCAATAGTCCACTTGTAAATCGCCTCTTTTCCAAGTCACTTCTTTGCGTTTCACGACTTCAACGCAGTTAAGACATATAGACCTTAGATTGCTAAAATTAGTATTTCTAAGGTCTCCGTCTATATGAAACACAGTCAATTGTGATTGATATAGGCTTTTGAAGCCGCATATATCACATACAGGTTTTTTCTTATAACCTGCTAGTTCCCAATTGGCTTTTCTAGTTTTGGGCTTAGGTTTGTTCTTACCACACCCATCACAAATACTTCTATAGTGTTTGACACCATCACGAATATAATTTACAGCACAGGGGTTCTTATTACACTGTTTACAGATAGGTCTAATGGCAGGCATACTGTATTTAACATTCCAACCTTCGAAGGTGGCTTAACCCAATCTTTTTTTATGTTTGCGCTAAATAATTATGAGCGTACTAGGGTTGTTACCCTCAAAATATAACATATAGGAAAAAACAAAATGGCACTTACATCACCAGGCGTAGAAGTTACGATCACAGATCAAAGTCAGTATCTTCCAGCCCCAATCAATTCAGTTCCTTTCGTAGTCTTTGCGACTGCGCAGAACAAAGCAAATCCAAACGGTACTGGCGTTGCACAAGGTACAACTGCTGCAAATGCAGGTAAATTGTTCCAAGTAACTAGCCAGCGTGATCTTGTATCACTATATGGTACACCGTTCTTCTACACTACTACAGATGGTACTCCAATTCAGGGTTATGAACTGAACGAGTATGGTCTGCTTGCTGCATATTCAGCACTTGGTGCAAGCAATCGCTTGTATGCACTACGTGCAGATATCGACTTAGCAAGTCTAGTAGGTCAGACAGGTCGTCCAAGCGGCGAGCCAGATAACGGTGCATACTGGTTAGATACAACATTAACAACATGGGGTATCTATGTTTGGAATGCTACAACACAAGTATTCACAGAAGTACAACCTCTAGTGATCACTGATGCCGATAACGTAGTTGCAGGTTCCCCTGCAGGTTATCTAGGCGCTATCGGTAGCTATGCAGTAATCGCAATTCCTGATTATGATGTACCTACATCAGCACCGCAAGTATTCTATAAAAATCTAAACAATACTTGGGTTGCCGCAGGAACTCAAGACTGGGCTAATAGCGTACCATGTATCACAGGATCAAACAGCAATCCTACACTAAGTGCTGGTAATACATTTGGTGTTCAAGTAACTTCAAGTTCAAGCGCACAAAATGCGTCAGCAACTATCACAGTTCCAGGCGGTGGATTGAATACAGTAGCAGGTGTTGCAGCAGCAATCAACGCATTGGGCTGGGAAGGTGTTACAGCAAGTGTAAACAGTTCTGGTCGTCTTGAAATTTTCAATGGTTGCTTAAATGCTAATGGTATTACTATCACAGCGGGCACAGGTACAGTATTAACAGATATTGGTATTACTGCAGGTTTATACGCTGTTCCATTCGTGCAGTTTGGTACATCTGCACAAATGCCATTATGGGGTACTGGTCAAACATTACCAAGACCAACTGGTTCTATCTGGATGAAGATGGGCAGTTCAGGTAATGGTTTCGCACCAACTTTAAGTGTCTATGATAGCATTGCTAATGCTTGGAATGTAAAAAATGTTTCGCTTGCAGTTAATGATGCAAGAGCAACAACAGCGTTAGACGCTACTGGTGGACAAGCAATTCCAGCTGGTACAATTTATGGTCAATATAGTTTCGGTGGTCAATGGTCGGCAGGTCCAGTTTATTTCTGGGAACGACTAGCTACTGGTCCTACTGTAGTGACTGGTACTAATACAGCACCTAGCTTCACATCAGGTCCATATACAGTAACAGTATATGTATCAACACCAAACAGCACAAGTTATGCAGGTCCATACACAATGTCATTGGCAGATAACACATTTGCTGAAGATTTTGTCACAGCATGGCAGGCTGCTAATATTCCTTATACAACAGCAACAGTAACTACTGACGGTGCTATACAGTTGACACATACAGTAGGTGGTGTTATTCGTATTAATGACTTTACTTCAAGTGGATTGTCAAGTGGATTAATGACTGAGGCAGGTTTCGTAGCCGGTGCAACAACAGGTTGCAAACCAGGCAATTTTATTGAAATTATATACAGTATTGCAGCAGATATTGAGACAGGTGGTTCAGGCGCTGTTGTAAATATTGATAAAGACAATGTAGGATATACTATTCAAGGCTTCTCGGCAGCAGGCTCAGGCTATGCAGTTGGTGACACACTAACATTCTTTGGTGTTAACCTAGGTGGTGCAACTGGTGCAAATGATCTTGAATTAGTAGTTTCAGCAGTTAACGGTTCAGGTGGTATTACTCAGGTAGCTATTGGCTCAGGTACACAACCCCCAGCTTATATCTACGAAGTTGAACTAAGCAACTGGGTAGAGTTTGATTACACAGCAAACGAAGGTGCTCCAACAGAACTTCCTGCTAACTTAACAAACTGGTTCTACAGTGTTGTTGATGAAGCAGACATTCTAGTTAACACAAACACTGGTTGGAAGGGTTATCGTAATGTCAACTTTGACAGCAACGGCTTCCCACTACCAAGTGGTGTGAATGCTACAGATCCAAATGGTCCATTAGTAAGCGCGACTGAACCAACTGTTCAATCAGATGGTACTGCTCTAGTATACGGTGATCTATGGATCGACACAAGTGATCTTGAGAACTATCCAGTTCTATCACGTTGGCAGAATGTTGACGGTGAAGATAAGTGGGTATTGATCGATAATGCAGATCAAACAAGTAGCTCAGGCATGTTGTTTGCTGACGCACGTTGGTCAACTAATCAAAACACTATCAACCCAGCAAATGATCCGATCCCAACAATCGTATCATTGTTGACAAGCAATAACTTAGACTTAGATGCTCCAGAGCATTCAACTTATCCAGTAGGTATGTTGTTATTCAACACACGCCGTTCAGGATATAACGTCAAGCAGTGGAGAAATAATTACTTCAATGCATTGAGTTTCCCTGGTCAGTCATTGCCAACTATTCGTAGCACATGGGTAAGCGCAAGTGGCTTGCAGTCAAATGGTGCTGCGTTCATGGGTCGTAAGGCACAACGTAACATGGTCGTTCAGGCTATGAGAGCAGTTGTTGATACAAACACTAACATACGTGACGAAGATAACTTCTTCAACTTGTTAGCTGCTCCTAACTATCCAGAACTACAGCCTAACTTGGTCGTATTGAATAATGATCGTGGTGAGACAGGTTACATCTTAGGTGATACTCCAATGGGTCTACCAGAAGATGCAACAGCAATTCAAGCATGGGCAACTAATGCCGCAGGTGCTACAAGTACAGGCGAAGAAGGTTGTGTAACACGCAACACTTATCTTGGTTTGTTCTACCCAAGTGGTATCGCACTTGATCTAAGTGGTAACGAAGTTGCTGTACCAGCAAGTCATATGATGTTGCGCACATTCTTGCGTAATGACACAGTGGCTTATCCTTGGTTAGCAGCAGCAGGTACACGCCGTGGTATTATCGATAACGCATTGAATATCGGTTATCTAAACCGTGACACTGGTGAGTTTGTAACTACTAAGACACGTATCGGTATCCGTGATGTTCTATACATCAACTTCATCAACCCACTAGTGTTCTTCACTGGTAACGGATTGTTGAACTATGGTAACAAGACATCATTCAATAGTCAAAGCGCACTTGATCGTACTAACGTAGCAAGATTGGTTGCATATATCCGTCGTCAATTGACGATTGCTGCAAGACCATTCGTATTCGAACCTAACGATGCGTTGACTCGTCAACAAATCAGCGGTGTTGTTGAATCATTGATGGTTGATCTTGTTGCTAAGAGAGGTCTCTATGACTACTTGGTAGTCTGCGATGAGAGTAACAACACTCCTGCTAGAATAGATCGCAATGAATTGTGGATCGATGTTGCAGTTGAGCCTGTCAAGGCTGCTGAATTCATCTATATCCCAGTTCGCATCTTGAATACAGGTGAGTTGTCAGGAGCGTAATGAGAAATAATGAGAGCCTCGCGAGGGGCTCTCAATACTGATAAATATATTAAAGTAGGAGATTTTTAACATGGCAATAGCCTCAAATTCACTAATACGTATGTCAACAGCCGGTTCCGACGGTGGCGCCGGAAATCAAGGTCTGTTGATGCCAAAACTACAATATCGCTTCAGAGTCAACTTCTTAAATTTTGGTGTTGACCCAAATGGCGGTTTAAGTTTAACAAAGCAAGTTATCGACTGCTCACGTCCTAACTTAAGTTTCGCAGAAATTCCATTGCAAGTTTACAACTCAACAATCAAGTTGGCAGGTAAGCACACTTGGACAGATATGTCTGTCAACATTCGTGACGATGCATCAGGTACAGTTTCAAGAGCAGTTGGTCAGCAATTGCAGAAGCAATTAGATTTCGTTGAACAGGCTTCTGCTGCAACAGGTCAAGACTATAAGTTCCAGACTAACATCGAAATTCTTGATGGTGGTAACGGAACAAGCGCACCAGCTGTGCTTGAGACATGGGAACTATATGGTTGCTTCTTGAAGTCAGCAAACTATAACACACTCAACTACGGTACATCAGAAGCAGTAACTATTGCACTTTCTATTGCCTACGACAACGCTGTTCAGTCACCATTGGCTGCTGGTGTTGGTGCAAGTATCGGAAGAATCTTGACTGGCTCAAGCGCAACTGGTATCGGCGCTGCAACTTAATAGTTAAAGGAATCTGGCAATGGCCGGTTCTATACAAGACCTTCTTAAAAACGCTGCCGGAGCGGTCTTCGGCAGCGATTACCTTAA